CTTTCATTTTTTCCGTGTATGCTTTGTTGTATGCGTCCAAATCTGAAGCTGACATCATCAGAAGTCGGTCAATGAATGCCTTCCCCTCTTTCATGTCATAACTTGCTATCTGGTCGAATAACTCTGAAGAAACTTTCGTCTTGATCTGAGCAAGCGCTGAAGTGTAATCCGTGATTTGTTTCGTCTGAGCCTTGATGTCGTTTATCGTCATGATTCCAGCTCCGGAAACCTCGAATAAATCTCCGGCCGATTTCAGCTTTGAGACAAGTTCGTCTTGCTTTGCTATTAAAGCATCATATTTCGCTTGATACTTGTCAGCGATGCCGTTTATCGTGCTGTTGATTAGGTCCTGAGCCTTCGTCGAGTAAGTGTTGACCGCTTCGCTGAACTCCGAAATAAACTCGCTCGAAGCGTCCTGATAAGCTGTTTTATATTTGTTTTGAGTAGCAATCAACTTCGAGTATTTGTTTTCGTTCGCCTTGATGAGCTTCGTCGCTGAAGCTTTCTCTTTTGCTATCTGTTTGTCGAGCTTTGCTTTCTCTGCGTCGTCTGTTGCTGCATCTTTCTTCTTCTGGAGAGCTGCGACCTTCTTGTCTGATTTCGTCTGAATCTGATTCTTTTTCTTGTCTCGATTCGTTTCAAGTCTCGAAATCTCTTTGTCAAACTCTGCGACTTTCTTCTCGTTCTGATATGTCAATTTATTGATCATATAATTTGTTTTACTCGTGAGAGAGTCCGCGAGAGTGTCCGCGATTCCTGAAGCTGAGTTCACGAAATCATATTCTGTGACGTCCTTCGCTGTTTTGACAGCCGCTCCGACAAGTTTCTTGACAGCCGTCACGAGATCGCCTTGTAAGCTCGTTACACCGTTGATGTATCCTTCCGTGAAGTATTTTCCAGATTGGAACGTCAACTTCGACGGTGAGCCTTCCTGTTGTCCTGATTTTAAAGCGTTGAGCGCTGTCTTCGCGAGATTCCAAGCTGTCGTCCATATGGAATTACTTTTCGAGTTCATTCCGTTGATGAATCCCTGTCCGAAGTTTTCTCCGCTTCGATACGTTGCAGCCGAAGGACTATGAGATTCTTGTCCGCTGTCGAGTCCGGAAACCGCACTCTTTCCGACGCCTTCCGCTGAAGTGTTAACGGCTGGAATCTTGACTTCAATTCCGCCTATATATCCGGTGATGAAGTCGTTTCCGGCTGATTCGCCTTCCTTCTTGTCATCTGTTACGCCCTTGACCGCTGAGTCTTTGACATTGTTTGCACTCGTTTTCACAAGTGCGAGATTCTGATCTGAACCGAAGGTCTTTGCATATGCTGAAGCGCCGGCGTTTGCTGCTGAAGATGCTTCTTCAGGAAGCTTGTCGAGTTCGTCTTTTGCAGCTTTCACCATCGCGGCCGCTTCGTCGACCATCTCCTGAGTCACGATTTCGGAACCACTCTCGACAGCCTTCTTCAAGTTCTGATAGTTTGTTTCCATGTCGGTGACTTGCTGTTCAAGTTCCGCTCTGGTACTTGTTCCGGCTGTTTTGAAATCATTCACTAATTGTGAAAGTGCTTCTTGAATCTTCGCTGAGTCTCCGCTGATGATCGCGCTCGAAAGTCCTTCATAATTCTTGATTGTCGTTTGATATTCTGAGTATTGTTTTTCGGCGTTCAAATATGCGGTTTTACTCTGAACAATTGCTTCTTTCGAACCGTTTATCTTATTCGTGAGAGAAACAAGTTCTTCGCCGTACATCTCCGCCGCTGTTGCGGAAGAAACCGCGAGTCCTTCTTGAGTCGCCCATTCTTCCGCCGTCATACTCGAAATTGAAGCGAACTGTTGTTCTGCTTCTGCGAGTTCTGTTTTGTTCTGGTTATATATTCCGATTGCTGTCGTGTAACTCTTGAGAGCTTCTTCCTGATTCTGAATCGCTGTCGTGTATGCTTCTTCGTTTGCTGAAAGCACCGCTTGCGCTCTCTTTGTTTCCATCAACTGTTCGATTGCCTGACGTTCGTTCGCGTAGTTCTCGATAACTCCGCCGACCATCTCGATTTCGGTTCCGAGCGCTTCGTTGAGCGTCGTCATGATGAAATCTGCTCTCTCTCTGTCTGCTTCCTGAACCCTTCCGTGTTCGTCGACAAGAGAATCGAGTTCTTCAGCTAATCGTTCATAATAATCATATTCTGATTGAATATCCTTGACTGATTCGTCTCTGGATTCCTTCAACGCTTCGTAAGAATCTTTTAATTCATAAACTTTGTCGATTTCTGTCTGTTCCCAGCTCGTCAGACCTTCAACGTCGTTTGTGTATTCTTTTGTTTTGCTCGCAAGATATATCAAACCGGCTGCAAGTCCCGCAACCGCTGCCGTCACAAGTCCGATCGGTGTTGCAGCTTCCGCCGCATTGAGTAAGAGCTGAGCCGTCGTCGCCGCTTCTGTGACAGTCTTCAGAGTTTGAAACGTCTTCCAGAGTGTTATAATTGAGCTTGCGAACGTCATCACCTTTGAAACGACAAAAGCCGTTCCGAGAGCTGTTCCGACAGCCTGAACGATTGTCTTTATTCCATCCCAATTCGTGATTATACTTTTCGCAAAGTTAACGGCCTTGACTGCAAGCGCTCCGATGTCTTTTCCGATCTGGTTCCAATCTACGCCGTCGATAACGTCTGAGATTTCCGAAACCGCTTCTCTCATGGCTGGAGCGAAACTTTCATAAATCGTGATTTTTACGCCTTCAATTTTTGAATTGAGCGCTGTCAGATCTCCGGAGAGATTGTCGTTCATGATTCTTGCTGTTTCCGCTGCTGTTCCGCCGCAATTTCGAAGTTCTTCTTCGAAAGATGCTGCTTCGTCAATTCCAGCGTTCAGAATGAGATTCAATCCTTTGACAGAATCCTTCGTGAACGTTGTCAAAAGTGCCGCGCTCTTTTCTGCTGTTCCGAGTCCGTCCGTTGCGTCTGAAACGTCTCTGATAATGTCTGTTAAGTCTCTAAAATTGCCCTGAGCGTCCTGAACCTCGATTGTTGTCTCTCCGATGGCGATTTTTCCATCTTCCATCTTCTTTGTTATGTCTCGCATAACTGCGGTGAGAGCTGTTCCGGCTTCTGAACCCTTGAGTCCCTGATTTGCCATTGAAGACAAAAGCGCGGTCGTTGTTTCAATGTCCTGTCCCGCTGAGTTAAGATTTGCAGCGCAATTCTTGAACGCGTCTCCGAGTCCTTCGGCTGTTGTGTTCGCGTTTGCCTGAGCATATGACAGCAAATCGGCGAAATAGGTTGATTCGCTCGCCTGCATTCCGAAAGCTGAGAGATAATCCGTCACCATGTCAGAAGCGGAAGCGAGATCCATCCCAGATGAAGCGGCAAGGTCAAGAACTCCGCCGAGAGCTTCGCAAGAAGTTTCGGCGTCCCATCCAGCAAGTGCCATATATGAGAGCGCGTCCGCTGCTTCTGTTGCTGAAAACTGAGTATTTGCTCCGAACTCTTTCGCGGTGTCCGAAAGAAGCTGAAGTTCTTCCGCTGAAGCTCCCGAAAGTGCCTGAACGTTGCTCATTGATTTTTCGAAGCTGGAGCCGACTTCCACGACTTCAGCCGCGAACTCTTTCAGCTCTGAGATTCCCCATTGAATGACGTTCGAGATTAAATCTGACACAATCCCTTTAAAAACGGTGAAACCGTCTCCGGCTGTTTCCAGAGACTCGTCGAGTTCGTCCGTTGCATCGGCGAACTTTCCTGTTCCTTCTTCGCAATCTGTCAGATCTTGCTCGTACTGTTTGATTTCGCTTTCTGTCTTATTGATTGCCGCCTTCATGTTGTTGATGCTGATTTTTACTTTGTCGGCGGCGGCTGAGTTTTCGCCGTATAATGTTTTTGTTTTCTCGTATTCATCTTCGAGAAGTGAAAGTCTCGTCTTCTGTGACTGAAGAACGGTGTCGAGCTGTTTCAGCTTTGCCCGAAGTCCTTCCGCGTTTGTGCTCCAATCATCCATCCCAGAAGCGGCGGCTTTGAACTCTGAGTTTGCAAGCTTCACTTGACGAGCTGCTGCTTGCATCTGCGATTTTAGATTCGAAATATCCGCTTTTAATTTAACTGTTGTATCCGCCATTGTTTCACCTCTTTGTTAGAACCAATTATCACCGGCCGGTTTTCTGATGACTCGATTCGGGTCCGAAAGTTTTTTCTCCCTGATCTGAAGCTTTCGAACTTCTGAATATAAGTCGATGACCGAAACGAACGTCTTTTCTTCAACGTCGAACGGAGTCAGCGCCGGAAACTCTTTGCAAAGTTGATAATTGATCGAAAATAATATTTCAAAAAGCGGAGTATCATCTACTCCGCTATCACGTTTTTTGAGTCAGTCGGAATCGAAAGAATGTGCGCGAATGAACCCTTCAGGATTGCAACGACAATCGGAAGTAATTCGCTGAGCTTTACGCCGTCCCAATCTTCTTCTTCCATCTCTGGAAAAACTTTCGTCAAAACATCTGTGACAGCTTTCCAAGAACTATATAATATTTTTAAAAGTTCCGAAGTGTCGTCTATCTGATCGACTTCCAGAACTGC